AGTGGTGATCCAGATTTCGCTCCAAAAGAAATTGGCACATTTGTTGCTTTTCCTTCCTGGCTCTTACATGAAGTTACACCAGTAATAGAAGGTGAAAGATACTCTCTCGTTGGCTGGGTAAATGGTCCGAGATTTAAATAGGAGATTGGTATGTCAGAAATTATTAAAATTGATACTGGTAAAGAGGCAATAGTTGCACCTCCCAAACCAAAAGAATTGTTGAGATTAGTTAAAGAGAATGATCCTATTTTGGCACAAACGATGCCAAAGTTTGATTTTGATAATCCTCCAATAGATCCTAATACATTAGCTTCAAGATTGGTGGATACTTGTAAACAATATCGTGGATTAGGACTGTCAGCAAATCAATGTGGATTACCATATCGAGTGTTTGTTATGGGTTCAGAAGATGAGTACGTGGCATTCTTTAATCCAGAAGTTACACACGTAACAGAACAAACAGCACACATGACAGAAGGTTGTTTATCTTTTCCTTTTTTAGGATTGAAAATAACCAGACCTGCCGAGATAAAAGTTAAGTACCAAGATTTTACAGGAGCAGAAAAAGAATCCACATTTAGTGGCATATCTGCTCGTTGTTTTCTACATGAGCTTGATCATATGAATGGTATAGTGTATACTGAAAGAGTTAAACCACTTGCACTATCAATGGGCATGAAGAAAAGACATAAACTTTTAAAGAAAATGAAATTTGCATAATGGCAACACCCATAGAATTTGTAGATAAACAATGGCAGGATTGGCAAGAAAGCAATCCTAAAATTGAACATATTGATACAGGTGTAGTCAAAGATAGACTCATTGAGAATTTGACTTATGCATCACAAATGGATGTTCGTGAATATACATTATATCAAAAATGGTGTGAGGTTAAAGAACGATATCCAGTACACGAAAAAACTACACTATTTGGTGATGAGATTCAAATGGTTAATATAGAACAAGAGAGACTTATTAAAAAAGTTAAATCTAATTTTTGGATGCCAAAAGAACCTGATGATTATGAAAAGTTAAAGCCTGTTATGGAAATTTCAAATGGCGATTTGGCTGAAACTTGGAATGCCATTCGAACATTTTCTTCTACAATGAAAAACAATTCAAATATTGGAAGAAATCTATTCTATACAGTTGTTGATCAAGTAACGAAAAAATATCTTGGAGTAATTTGTATATCTTCAGATTTTTTAGATTTGACACCTAGAGATAAAGAAATTGGATGGTCAAGAGATGTTAAAACACAACAAGGCATGATTAACCATACCGCAATTGGTTCTACTATCGTACCTTTACAACCTTTGGGATTTAACTACATGGGCGGCAAGTTACTTGCTTTGTTGTGTTTATCTGATACTGTACAAAAAGATTGGAAAGAAAGATATGGAGATGTGTTAGTTGGTGTTACCACAACATCTTTATATGGAAATACAAAATCTAATGGCCTTTCACAATACGATGGGTTAGAACATTGGAAAAAGATGGGTTTTTCTTCTGGCTCAGTTGCGTTTGAACCATCAAGAGAAACAAGCAAAATGGTTTTTAATTGGATTAAAGAAAACCATACACGAAAATATTTTGAATGGTGGGAAGCCAAAAACACACAAGGCCTTCCACTCAAGCGAGATCATAAAAATAGATCCTTGAATTTCGCTTATTCAAAATTAGGTATTCCAAAAAATCTAATAAGAACGGAACACCAAAGAGGTATCTATTTTTCTTACCTCTATAATAATACTTCCGAATTTCTTAGAAAAGAAATCAAGGAAGATAAACTGGTAAAGTCGTTTGATACCAGTGAAGAAACCCTTGCCAATATTTGGAAAACCAAGTATGCTAAGGGTCGTATATCGATGTTAAAGAAAAAGAATACCGTTTCATATGATTCTCTTTTCTATGACGATTTGATATATCTGTCTTGGGAAGAAACCAAGGCAAAATATCTTCCACAAGTTGGAAGATAGTCAAGTATACCACAAATATTCTTGACAAATCATATACATAATAGTATACTGTGAGAACTTGCTTAAAGCAAGGATTTAATTTAACTATGAACAAGGAGTTTTTATTATGGCACATTTGTCCGCAAAAGAAAAAATGTTGAGCGCACTTAAAGCAAAAAGCGGTTACAACACTTTCACCGTAGCACAAGCACAGAAACGTTTTGGTATTAGCAATGTTTCTGCTCGCATTGAAGAACTTCGTAAAGAAGGTCATTGCATTTACACAAACAGCAAACGCCTCTCTGACGGTCGCTTGATCAAATACTATCGCCTTGGATCACCTTCCAAAGCAATGGTCAAATTTGCTCTCGAAAATGGTTTTTCTTTTACAAACTAATCATTGCTGATTTGATGGCCGGAGAGATATCGAAAGGTATCTCTCCTTTTACTGTTTATTGGAGTTATAATGGAAATATCAATTAAAAAAGAAGATTTACAAAAGAAAAGTTTATTCGTTGCAACCCCAATGTATGGTGGCCAAAACTACGGACTCTATATGAAATCGTGCCTTGATTTACAAGGTTTGATGATGTCTTATGGTGTGCCTATCAAATTTTCTTTCCTGTTTAACGAATCGTTAATCACTCGTGCAAGAAATTATCTTGTCGATGAATTTTTACATCGTTCAGATTGCACACATATGTTGTTTATTGATTCTGATATACACTTTAATCCACAAGATGTAATTGCACTTTTAGCGTTAGATCGTGAGGTAATCGGTGCGCCATATCCTAAGAAAGCAATTAAATGGCGTTCTGTAAAGCGTGCGATGGAAAAGAATCCTGATATTGATCCAGGTCTTTTGGAAAAAGTTACTGGTGATTATGTATTTAATCCTGTTAAAGGTACTGCACAATTCTCTGTCACAGAACCACTAGAAGTTATGGAGATTGGAACAGGATTTATGATGGTCAAACGTGAAGTATTTCCTAAATGGGAAAAAGCATATCCTGAATTTCGCTATAAACCAGATCACATCGGTCAAGCAAACTTTGATGGTACTCGTTATATTCATGCTTACTTTGATACAGTAATTGATGAAAAATCAGAGCGCTATCTTTCAGAAGATTATATGTTCTGCCAATGGTGGAGAAACATCGGAGGAAAAATTTGGTTATGTCCTTGGATGAGAACTTCACATATTGGCACATATCATTTCCAAGGAGATATGCCTGCTGTTGCAAATTTTGTTGGTGAAATGTAATGAGAATAAAAGATGTAGTCAAAGCCTCACAAAATGCGGACACCGGTGGTCGTAAATTTGATGGCGGAAAATTACAATATGGTTTAGTTCCACCTCTTGCACTAAAGGAAATGGTTAAAGTATTAACCTTTGGTGCGGAAAAATATGAACCAGATAATTGGAAATATGTTCCTGATTCCAAGCGCAGATATTTTGATGCTATGCAAAGGCATCTATGGGCTTGGAAAGAAGGAGAAATTATAGATACTGAATCTGGAATACACCACTTAGCACACGCTATGTGTTGCCTTTATTTCCTTTATGAGCATGATGTCAAATATTCTGTTGACAATAAGTAAGATTTGTGATATTATAAATTTTTATTATGGAGAGTACAATGAAGTTATCTAATGAAACACTAGAAGTACTAAAGAATTTTTCATCAATTAATGGAAATATTCTTGTCAGAAAAGGTTCAAAAATAAGTACCATTTCATCTACCAAATCTATCTTGGCACAGGCAAATATCAAAGATAATTTTCCTTCAGATTTTTGTGTCTATGATTTGAATCAATTTTTATCAATACAACGTTTATATAAAGATGGTGAGATTGATCTTAACGATTCAAACATTATTCTTTCCAAACAAAAAGGAAAGAATACGACCACATATCGTATGTCTGCAAAAGAAACTTTAGTTCTTCCTCCTGAGAAAGAACTCGTAATGCCATCTGTTGATGATAGCTTCACTCTATCTGCTGAAGATTTTCAAGACTTAAAAGAAGCGGCACAAACACTCTCATCACCTAATATTGGCATCGTTTCAGATGGCGAAAACATTGAAATTATTTCCTTTGATGCAAAAGATGATGCCGCACACGTTAACTCAATTACTGTTGGCAAAGGTAATGGCAAGAAGTACAAGATTGTTTTTAATATTGAAAATATGAAAATGATTAATGGTTCTTATGCTGTTAGCATCTCATTCAAAGGAATGGTCAACTTCAAAAATACAAAAGAAGATATTCAGTACTGGATTGCTTTTGAAAGTAAACTCACTAAAATTGGTGAATAAATTATGGCAACAGTTCAAACACTATTTGGAAATTTCAACGATGAACAATTGAAAGCATTGAAATCTGCGATTGAAGAAATTAATGATTCAATGAATAAAATTGAAAGAGAAAATGAAGCAATAAAAGACATTGTTAATGCTACATATGATTCGTTGAATGTTCCTAAAAAAATTATTAAGAAGTTAGCCAAAGCACAATATAATCAATCAATTCAAAGTGAGACTGCTGAATTCAATGAGTTTGTTGCTTTATTTGAAGGCATGAATGAAGTAAAATGATGTTGTACTTTTATATTATGGAGTCTGTGAATGGAACACTTATTATGGGTGGAGAAGTATCGTCCTAAAACTATTGAAGAATGTATTCTTCCTGATGCGTTAAAGAACACATTTCAAGAATATGTAAATCGTAAAGAAATTCCTAATCTACTTTTATCTGGTAGTGCAGGTGTCGGCAAAACAACAGTAGCCAGAGCTTTGTGTGAACAAGTTGGTTGTGATTATATCATTA